CTGATACTGGTGTCTTAGGGAATATAGTATTTCAGGGTTCTGAAAACTCAGGTTCTAATTGGGGATTAGGGGCGCAAATAAGGGCAAAAGTAACACAAGACTGGACTGAAGGTAGTGCTGAAGGTACTAAGTTAGAATTTTTTACTACAGATAACAGCTCTGCTACAAGAGATTTAAGAGTGACGATTGACCATAATGGCAATGTCGGAATTGGTACTGATGGCCCTCAAGATACTCTTGATATTTATGGAGGTGCTGATGGTAATAGTGGTATGCGAATTACATCAACTGGCTCAGGGACTGGCTCTGTAACTTATCTTGATTTAGTCCATGCTGACGGAAACTATAGAATACAAAACCAAGCAGATAAGTTTGGAATATACGACTTAGGTGCAAGTGCAATGCGGATGCAAATCAGCACAGGTGGATGTATAAGTATAGGAACAACTGGGACTGGGGATATTGGAAACACAACTGGATTATTAGTAGAAAAGCCCGCAGCTAATGATGCTGTAGGATTTCAAGTGAAAGATACAGATACTGCTGTTGATTCAAATAATGTAATTGGGCAGTTTGCATTTAGTGCTGATGATAATGCCAATGCTGGAAAGTTTCTTGAGTTTGCTGATAGTGGAGGGGTTATTGGAAACATAACTGCCGATGGGGCTGGGAATATTGCTGTTGGAGGAACTTCAGACGAAAGGCTTAAAAAAGATATTGAAGATGTTAGTGATAGTTTGTTAGATGAAATAAATAAAATTAAAGTTAGAAAATTTCAATGGAATCATAGACCAGCAAATTTTCATATTGGACTTATAGCCCAAGAATTAGAAAAAATAGTACCTAAAGCTGTTAACAAAGGTGGAGATGACCCCAAAAAACAACCTTATAGTGTGGCATACACAAGCTTAGTTCCTTATCTTATCAAAGCAGTTCAAGAATTATCAGCTAAAGTAGAAGCATTGGAGAACGCATAATGAATCAAAAATTCGGAAATCTATATGCAAGACTTTTAGCCATATTTGCAGTATGGGTAGCTTTTGCATTTATATTTGAGATAGGGTACTAATGGGTTGGTTTTATACACATTGTGTAATCGCGATAATCATTCTTATTGCAGATGCTACAGGAAAATTAGAGCCTGCTGTGAAGCAAATAGAGCAGAAGTTGGGAATACCAGTTTATTATGCACCTAACGATTCAGTAGATATGGAAATAAATAATCCATATCCGATTCAAGATATTCCACAGGAAGATACTTTTAACATTCAAAGGGAGAATAATAAATGAGATTATTAATTACATCTATTAGCTTAATTGTTTTATCATGTGTTAATATGGATAAAGTAATTGAAGTTGGTGCAAAAGCAAAAGATAAATATGAAAAATTTGATGAAGCTAATCCAGATTTTGTAAAAAATATGATGTCAGGAGATACTACTAAAATAGTTGAATCAATCAATAATTTTAAAGGTATTAAGACAGACGAGCAAAAAGCAAGGGAAGATAGTATAGCCGCTTTAGAACAAGCAGAGCAAGACTCTATCTTGCAGGTTATGAAAGAAAGTTTTATAGATGAATTATATAACAGGTATGGCTCTAAGAAAGATACTTTAAAATGAGAGTAGTTCCTGACTGGAAAGAAATGAATAGTGTATTAAGAGTAATAGTTGCTTCTAGCTTTATTGGGTTTTTATTAGCCTTGCTTCTGGTAGCATGTGTTGATGAGTATTACATTGGGAAAACAAAAGAAGAATTATACAGAGAAATGTTTGAAGTAGATTCTTTGATGATGCAAATACAAATGCAATTAGATAGCACAAGTATAGAGTTTGAAAAATTTTATATTGAAGCACAGAGGATAAATAATGGGCACAGCTAAGCCAATAGGAGAGCAGTCAAGTTTAAACATTAGTCTCCCTATGCTGATACAAGCTGTGGGATTTATTTCTGCTATGGTGTGGGGATATGGGCAATTAAACACTAGGATTCAATTTGTAGAACATCAAGCGGCTGGTAATGAGCAATCAATTAAAGAGATGAAAGCGATGCAGAATTTACCTATCCCTTCCGATGTGAGAAAGGATGAAAAATTACAGAGAATTGAAGATGAAATAATAAGGTTAAGAGATGGCAAAGGGTCTTAGCGCAGATAGTCAGGTGCATATCAGCGTGGCATTTTTAATTAAAGCGATGATAGGAATCTCAATGTTAATTGCCACATACTATCAAGTGCAGATTAGATTTGCAGAACATGAAAATAGAATTAAAGATTTGGAAAATAAAATAACTGTTCTTAATGCCTCTATTGAGGGTATGGAAACTCAACATATAGAAGAGTTAGAAGAGCAAAATAGAAGTTTAATGCAAAGATTGGGATTGAAGAAATAATGATTATTAGAAGAAGTTCTCAAGGTGAGAATATTCGTATATATCGAAATACAACGCCTGGAGCTACGAGGACTAGAAGGTATTCAGATGGGTCCACTCAAAGTGTAGAATATCCATCATCTTATACATACTTTGTTACTGTTGAAGATTCAGTCCTTAAAAAGACCAACAGTTTAAAAGTAGCAGAGGAGTTCTATACTGACGAATGTAAAAAGAAATATGATAATGTACATGGTAGGATTACAATAGGTAAACATAAAATGATAGGAAAAGTATGTACTGCAAAAGAAGACTACCCTACATCTTCAAATACTAAGGATGAAATAAAATCATTTTTAGATATTAGAAGCACAAATTATGAATCAGATAGTACCAAATCGCAATTATTAGAAATTGTAAATAAATTAAATCCCTATGCAAAATAAAGTTATAGAAAAAAGAATTGATATGTCTATTCTTGCCTGTAAATTCATAGGAAGCGCTTTACTAGCTTTTGTTCTTAGTGATACAAGTCATAAATTGTTACCATATATTATAGTATTATTATTAATAATAATTGGATTAAAAGCAACAAAGAAGGTTTGGAATGATTGAAAGTTATGCAGAATATGGTGCTATAGGTGTTATAGTTTTATTATTTATTGGAATGATTCATTTTTTAAAATCTCAACTTATGGATAAATTGGGAGAGGTTGAAGATATTTGTATTAAATTAATTGATAGATGGAATAGAAGTGATGAGATTAGAGACAGAAGACATGAAGATTTAATTAAAGAAATAAATGATGTCACAGATGATATTAACTACCTAAAGGGTAAAATTAACGGGAGGTAAATATGCCTAAAGTTGGAAAGAAAAAATATCCCTATACTTCAGAAGGCAAAAAGGCTGCTAAAAGAGCTAAGTCTAGAAGAAGTGGGAAAAGAAAGTAATTAATAATGAACAAAGCTCGAATAGATGAGTGGAGAGAGGGTGTTGAGAAAAGACTGGAAGAGCTTGCAATTATTAATGCCAAACAAAGTGGTGAACTTACTCATATAAAAGAATCTGTAGATGAGATTAAATCTATGGTAAAAGAACAAAATGGGAGAGTTCGTAGTTTAGAACAACAAACATCCGCCATGAAAGCTATAGGTTCAGTAGTAATTACTGTATTCTCTGGTATAATAGGTTGGATATTTCAAACAAGGAGTTAAAAATGGAATCAGCAGTATCAACAGTTGTTAATTTTTTAGCAGAAGAATGGGAAGTAGTTTTAGTCGTTTTCTATTGTTTAGAAAAGATAGTAAAATTATCCCCAACTGATAAAGATGATATTCTATTAGACGTTGTGTTTAATGGAGTAAAAAAACTTGTCGCTTCAATGGTTGGAAAGGCAAAGAAATAATGTTAAAGAAGATAATTCAAAGAATGGTGCGAAGATTAGGTATGAAAGGGTTGCTTATTTTAGTAGGTGATTATGCTGTCGGAGCAACTAAGTCTAAGAAAGATGACGAGATTTGGGAAGAGGTTAAAGCTCTATTAGAAGAACTTTAGCATGTCTTCTCATATCCTTAATTATAACAGGATGTGAGGGAAATATGATTAGTGTTAATCAAATGCGTTCTTTAGTAAAAGAAACTTGCTCAAAGATGGGCAGGAAATTTGCTTCTGATGACGCAGTTAAGCTCATTCTCGCTACAGGGATTGTAGAATCGAGATATGAATATTTAAGGCAATTAGGAGACGGCCCCGCGCGCTCCTTCTGGCAAGTTGAGCCCAGTACCGCTGTAGATAATCTTGTACACTATCTTAAGCATAGACCAAAATTAATGCAGAAATGTGCCGATGCAACTTTAGTTGATTTAAAACATTGGCAAACATATGATGAAAAGCTATGGGAAGAGATATTAGAAAAGAATATAGCAGCTGGA